AAGAAGTGGGATGGTAAAAATTGAGCCAAAAATTAAGCAACACTAATTATAAATAAAATGAATAGTAAAGAAGTAATTCAAGAAATCCGTCACCTTTTATTCGGAGAAGAAGAAGAGGTAAAGATGGAAACGGCTACATTGGTAGACGGAACTATTATCGAGTGGGAAGGCGAACTTGCAGTTGGCACTCCTATTTTTGTTCAAACTGGCGAAGGATTAATTCCTGCTCCTGATGCAACTCACGAATTAGAAAACAATATGCTCGTGACTACTGAAGGTGGTATCGTAACTGAAATCGTTGAGCCTTCTGAAGAAGCAACAGTTGAAGAAGAAATGAGTGAAGAGGCAGTTGTTGAATTTGCAACCCTTGAGTCATTCAACTCTTTGGTATCTCGCTTTGAAGAGGCAGTTGAAAGATTGCACGTTCTTGAGGAGAAACTAAACCACAATGAAGCAGCGTTCTCAACTATGAAAGAGGCATTCTCAAAGACTGTTGACTTGGTAGAAAAGGTAGCAGACCTTCCATCAGATGAACCAACTAAAGCACCTCAAAAGTTGTCAAAGAAAGAGGAGCGTTTCGCAAACATTTTAAACATAGCAAAAACTTTAAAAAAATAAATTATGGCATTTAACGTTACTGGTTTAACCAATTACACTAACGAACAATCAACCGAGTTGGTTGTTAAGTCACTTTTCGGTGGCAAGACTGCTGCATTATTACAAGCAGCTGGACAAGTTCAAGTAGGAGTTAAGAGTGCAGAGGCACTTAACATCCTTGATTCTGACGTTTACTTTCAAGCTGACGGTTGTGGGTATACAGCTTCAGGAAACACTACATTCTCACAACGTACTATCACAGTAGGTAAGATTAAGGTTGAAGAGACTTTATGTCCTAAAACTCTTGAGGCTAAATGGATGCAAACTCAAATCGCAGCAGGTAGCCCTGAAGCAGTTCCATTTGAAGAGCAAATCGGAAACGAGAAGTCAAACAAGATTGCTAAATTATTAGAAGTAGCAATGTGGCAAGGTGATACTGCAACTTCAAACACTAACCCTAATACTAACAAGTTTGACGGTTTTGTTAAAATCATAGGTGATGCAACTGCTGTTGACGGAAACACTACAAGTGCAACTGCAATCACTACTGCTAACATCGATGATTTAGTAGACGATATGTACGCTGCTATTCCTGCTGACATCGCAGATGCAGACGATTTAGTATTATTTGTTGGTATCGATACTTTCAAGAAATACACTACTTCTTTAAGAGCAGCTAACTTATTCCACTACGCTGCTGATAGCGATGGAATGGAGATTATGATTCCTGCAACTAACGTTAAGATGGTAGGTGTTGGTGGTTTGAATGGCACTGACAAAATGTACTTGGGTAGATTGTCTAACTTCTTTGTAGGTACTGACCTTGCAAACGAAGAGGAAGAGTACAGATTCTGGTATTCTCAAGATAACGATGAGGTTCGCTTCAGAGTTACTTGCAAGTATGGTGTTCAAGTAGGATTCCCTGACCAGATTGTTGAGTTTATCCTTGCGTAAGTCTAACCCTTTAAAAGCATAAGATTATGGCTTGTAATTTAACACAGGGTTTTACTTTAGACTGTAAAGATTCAACTGGAGGCGTTAAGTCCATTCATTTAATTGATTGGGTTGCTGACGGCTTTACAGTTGCATCAGGCGAGGTTACTGCTATTGCTGCTACTGGTTCTATCTCATCAGGTTCTACTTATACCTATGAGTTACCAAAGCAGACTGGTAGCATGACAGTTACTACAAATGTTTCTACTGAAAACGGAACAGTCTTTAATCAAGCGGACATCGTTTTAAGATTACGCAAGTTGTCTACTTCTAAAAGAAACGAGTTGAAGTTGTTAGCACAAAATAGAGTGTTCTGTATCGTTAGAGATAACACCGACAACTATTGGTTGTGTGGTTATGAACACGGTTGCGATGTAACTTCAATGACTGCTGAAACTGGTACTGCATTAGGTGACTTGGTAGGATATAACATCACGTTATCTGCTATTGAGCAAGAAGCACCATATTTAGTGCAAAGTGCAGTAGTTACTTCATTAGGCATCTGATTTGTTTTCATATTTCTTTCCAAGAGGGGGCTTTCGAGTCCCCTTTCTTTTTGCCAATTTTTTATAATTGCTATTTATAAGTAAATGCTCACTATCACAAAGGACGAAACAAAGTATTGGTATCTGACATTAACGGAGAAGGTTACGATTGATAACCCTACGTTTTTGTTCAGCTTAACCAATAGAACAACGAATACCGAATACAACTTTATTTTAACCGATGTAAGTGCGTACACGGAAAGGTACAACAAGTTCCAATTTATAGAGGGTACTGATGCAGACCTTTACACTGGTGAGTATGAGTACAAGGTATATGCCCAAACAAGCGATAGCAACCTTGACCCAAGTTTAGCAGATGAGTTAGTTGAGCAAGGTATTTTGAAGTGTAACGATTCAAGCACTTTTAATACTTACACACCTTCATTAACCGAGAAGATTTACGGAGAATGAAAATTCCATTAACCTTTAAAGAGTGGCAGAGTGATCCATCAAAAGCAATATCATACTTGCTATTATTTGTAGTTTGTGCTTTATATTGGAGGTCAGAAACTCAAGCAAAAGAGATTAATACCAGGTGCGAAAAACGATTACAACGATGTGAACAACAACTCCAACAGATGAGTAAAATCCTTAAGACACAAGATTCAATCTGCTCTGCTCTATCAAGTGAAATCCGTATCTACCGAGAATTAGGTTACATCAAATGAAAATCGCAGTTAAATTATTTGCACTTGTCACGGTTGCTTTTGGTTTAAACGAGGCAACGAAGCCTGAACACGAACTTGATTATTCTCAAGAAATGGCACACTCGCAAAAGGTGATTGATTCCACTTTGGAGAATTTGCTATATATACATAGAGTCAACGATAGTTTAATTGACAAATACTTTCCCTATGAAGAAGATAATGGAGATGTTCAAAGGAGTGCAAGGTGAGATATCCTCCAAGCGAGTGGTGGGGATAGTAGGTGCTATGTCGTTAATAGGTGCTATGCTTTTTTACAACTCCGATAAGTTGGTTGAGGCAGTTGAGTGGGTGAGTATATTAGCACTTGGATTTAGTGCAGCTGAAAAATTTAAGCCGAATGGAAAATAACTTTATACGAATAAATTTAGCCGAGTCTAAACTTCCGATATTCAAGGAGAATAAAGCAAAGGGCTTTGTTACCTTTGGAGATGACAACCTTTACCCAATGGGGATAATTGAGTTGTTCAATAAGTCACCTAAACATAGTGCAATAGTAACTCAAAAAGCATCTTATATCGCAGGGGATAAAACAGAGATAATCGGACAAAACACAGAGGACATTGCTAAAGCCAATGACTACCTTTCAAGCATAAACGCTTATGAGGACTTTGAGAGTTTAAAACAGAAGATAGCACAAGACCTTGAGTTGTTTGACGGCTTTGCTTTAGAAATCATTTGGAACAAGGCTAAAACTTCTATCGCTGAAATTTACCATTTACCTTTTCAGAATGTAAGAATAGGGTTAGAGGGTGACTATGTTTATTGTGATGATTGGTCAAATAGAAGGGCAGAGCATTTTAGATACCCTTGTTGGAATCCAACGACTCGTGAAAACAAGCAAGTGTACTATTTCAAAATGTACAGAGCAGGTCAAGAGATGTATCCATTACCTTCTTATGTAGGTGCTTTGAAATATATCGAGATAGACACAGAGATTGCTAACTTTCATTTGAATAGTATCAAGTCAGGGTTTTCTGCTCAAACGTTGGTGCAGTTATTCAAGGGTATACCTTCACCTGATGAGGCAAGAAAAACAGTTAAGAGATTCAAGGATAACTTCACTGGCACTGATAATGCAGGTTCGGTTATTATACAATTTAACGATCCGAATGAAACACCATCACGAGTAGATAACCTTGCACCTTCTGACTTTGACAAACTGTTTATGCAGTTAAACGACACCGTGCAACAAGAGATATTCAGTGGTCATAGGGTTACTTCACCTATGTTATTCGGTATACGAGTTGAAGGTCAGTTGGGTGGACGTTCAGAATTAATTGAGTCTTACGAGTCTTTTCAAACTTCTTATGTTGAGCCAAGACAATCACAACTTGATTCGGCTTTGAGTTCTATATTTAAATACATTGCACCAGTTCGCTTAAAAACTAAAAACAGACCACCAATTGGATTAGACTATGTAAACCTATTTGAGAAGGGCATTATCAGTGTAGATGAGGCACGTCTTGAGTTGGGTATGTCTAACAAACAAGAGATGGCAAAACAAAATCCTTTCGGTTGGGATGACGATAGAGATGTAAAAGTCTTTGAACAATTCGGTGAGGAAAAAGATAAGTTTGAGGAAGTCAAATTCGAGTTTGCATCGACATTAGGTATTGCTATATTACAATGGTTAAACGCTAACACTGGAATGCAATTGGCAGACTTGATTAACGGAATCAAAGCTGACCCTCAATTGATAACCGAAGAGGTTGCGAAGTTAATATCTGATGGCTTGTTGAATGATGACCTTACAACAACTGAACAAGGCTCAAAGGAGTTACAAGATAGTGGAGTAACAACTGAAATAGTTGTTAGATACGAGTACACAAAAGCACCTGGTATTAGTGGTTCAGAAATAATACCAACATCAAGAGACTTTTGCAGAAGGGTAGTGGGTTTCAATAGGCTTTACACAAGAGAAGATATAGAGCAAATGACATCTATTTTAGGTTACGATGTATGGAGAAGGAGAGGAGGATGGATGACAGTCAAAGGAAGTTCACCTGCCGTTCACGTTCCTTATTGCCGTCACTATTGGGCATCACGTTTAGTTAGAAGAAAATTATGAGCAACTTTGTATATTTAATAAGCACCACATACCTTAAGACCAATACTCCTTTAAACGAAAATCTCGACGATAAGTTGTTGAAATCTGCTATCAAGGAAGCACAAGAGATATACATTAGAGATGTCATTGGAAGTGGTATCTATGATGAGTTGCAATCAGAAGCATATAACGGCACTCTAACGGCTTTAAATACAACTTTGATAGATAGTTATATTGCACCTTGTTTGAAGTACTATACGCTTGTAGAATCGATGTTACCTTTGACGTTTAAGTTTATGAATAAATCGGTAGCATCAAGGAATAGTGAGAACGCAACACCTATAACTACTGACGAGTTGACAATGATTGAGCAACGCTACCGAGACAAAGCAGAATATTACGCTGAAAGGTTAAGAGATTATCTGAAAGAGAACCCAACGGACTATCCTAAATATTTAAATCCTGGTACTGGATTTGATGTGATAAGACCAAAGAACACTGCTTTCTTTGGAGGTATGTATCTACCAGGCACAGATGACGATTGCTTTTTTAATTACGATTTTCCTGATGACTACGAAAAATAAATGGAGGCTAAAAAACGAAGCCAAACTAAAGAATTATGACGCTAAACCAAATCATCAAAACAATACAAACAAAAGCGGAAAGCCACAAGATGGTGGGAAAATTCGCAGTAGGAGCTGACTTTGACTTTGCAGTAGATGAAGTAAAGTACTACCCTATTGTTTGGTTAGTGCCTAATGGATTTACCTTTAACACCGATACAAGATTGGTGAGTTATCAATTTGCTTTGATGGTAATGGATAGAACCTTTGAGAGTAGTTCTAACACCATTGAGGTATTAAGTGACACGGCAGGTATAATCATTGACATTGTAACCCTTTTAAAACGAAGTGATGAAGACTTTGAAATCCAAGTTAGCGCAACAGCTGAACCTTTTTACGATAGTAGGCTGGATGTCATTTCTGGTCACGTTATCGATTTTACTATCGACACGGCATACCTCGAGAGTTACTGCGACATACCAACCTGATACAACTCGTTTAATAATTATCCGTGAGATCTATGCAGTTGACAAAGAGATTGATAGTATTAAAAGTGTATACGCTGATTCTATTAGTAGCATTAGCACCACAGAAAGTCTATTGTCAATACTCCGACTCCACGATAAGGGAGATAAACGAGAGGTTAATTGAGTTGCACGAATGTCGACAAAAACTATCTTTATACAAAGTTTTAGCGGATAATGATGGCAAAACTATACATCGGCAAGATAGCATAATTCAAGAACTAATAATAGCCACTAATAACGAAAAAGTGGCTAAATATAGATATCAAATAATATCAGCTTTCGCAAGTGCATTGCTTGTGTTAGCACTAATACTATGAAAACAAATGTACACATCTTCAGAAACAACTGGCAACCCAAAAAGGTATTATTGCTCTCCGATATACATTGGGACAATCCCAAGTGCGATCGTGAATTGCTTAAACGTCACCTTGACCAAGCAAAAGAAATCGGAGCGGACATTCTGCTTAATGGTGATACCTTCTGTTTAATGCAGGGTGCATATGATCCACGCAAGAATAAATCAGATATAAGACCTGAACACAACAAGTCAAACTATTTAGATGCAGTAGTTAATGATGCAGTACAATGGTTTAGCCCTTATGCTCAATTTATTAAAGTGGTGGGTTATGGTAACCACGAAACGAACATACTAAAAAGACAAGAGACAGATGTAATTGAACGCTTTGTATATGGGCTTAATTCAACCAATGAAACAAGTGTTGAGGTCGGTGGTTATGGTGGATGGATAGTTTATGGCTTTCAGAGGAATAACGGACAAGGTAGGACAACTTTTAAAATCAAGTACTTTCACGGCAGTGGTGGTGGAGGACCAGTTACGAAGGGAACGATTCAATTCAATCGTATGTCTACAATGGTAGAGGGTGCAGATATGGTATGGATGGGACACGTTCACGAAGACCACGAGTTGACATATACAGTTGAAAGGTTGTCTTCTAATAACAAGGTACACCTAAAAAATATACTAATGGTAAGAACGGCAACGTACAAGGAAGAGTACAACGATGGTAAAGGTGGATGGCACGTTGAGAGAGGGGCAAGTCCAAAGCCATTAGGAGGTCGTTGGTTAGAGTTGCATCCAGAAAGAATATATAAAGATGGCAACGAGTCATTAAACGTTAACGCTTTCACATATAAGACACGATGAAGATATTTGTTCCATTTGTATTCACAGAGAACCAGGTTGACCCTATCTATAAACAAATAGGTTTAGAAACAAACGAGAGTGAAATAGAGGTCGTTGTAGATGGCTATCTTGACCTTGACAAGGTAGTTGGATGCAGTGAATTTTACGAGATGACTCACGTTTATTTACTTGGAAACCAAAATTTTTTAATAGATTTGCCGTTAGAAGAGTTTAGAAAACTATGGATATAGTGAACAATCCGCCTCATTATCAAGGAGAAGTTGAGGCAATAGATTCAATTAAAGCAAGTATGAGTTATGAAGCATTTAAAGGTTATTGTCAGGGCAATGCTCTTAAGTACGTTATTCGTTACAATCGCAA